AGAGGCGGACCTTGATAAATTGTGCAGGGCTTTGTTGGACGCTGCGCAGAAAAGCGATCCGCCTGTGATTGCTGACGATAAGTTCGTCCTCCATTTGGAGGCGGAGAAATTTTACGGACCGAAAGAACTCACCCGCGGGTGGGTGGAGGAAATATGACCATTAAGCAGATTGAAAGCGTTAAGGCTTTTGTGGCTGTCGCGCTTAGCGCCCTCGTTGCGTCGAAGGCTCTCACGCCTGATCTCTCAAACACGATCACGGGAATTATTGCGGCTGCGCTCGCGGTGTACGCTAGCTTCCGGGTGATCCCCCCGCAGAAGATCCAGTATGAGGAAGAGCCTGTGGAAGAATTTGAAGAGGCCGTGGTTGACCCGGAGTGGAGCGATGGGTCGGCTTAGGGATCCGAAGGGCGGCCTTACGGCTGCCGGTCGCCGTCACTTCAAGGCGAAGGAGGGCGCGAACCTGAAGCCGGGCGTGAAGAATTATTCGTCGGCTTCGCCTGCGGACAAGAAGCGTTGGATCTCGTGGGCTTCTCGGTTTTACGGCCAGAAGAATTTGCCGCCGATGAAGGATGAGAAGGGTCGCCCGACCCGGGCGGCGCTGACTGCTAGGGCGTGGGGCATGAGGGTGCCCAGTAACGAGCAGCAGGCCCGGGCGATCTACCGCCTCGCTCAGCGTCGGAGCCGGGGGATGAAAAGCCGTTCCGGCTGATCGTTTGCTAAACTGATCGTAAGGTCAATCGGGCTAGTTTGGACTTGGCTAGCCCGCTTCCTTTCGTCACTATAGGCCGTCGCGGGATGTGTCTCCCCCGCGGCGGCCTTCTGTGTTTGACGGGCCAAACCGGGTTCCGTCAGCCGCTGTGCTATCATGTGTAGGCGTAAGTGGAAACCCGCCGAAACAGGAGGCATTAAATGGCGGTAGTCATGGTTCGCCCTCGCCGTAAGAAGGGCAAGAAGGTCACAACCACGGGCACGGGACAGTTTTCCCTGCGTCCGCGGCTCGCAAGGCTCATCCCGCATAACGCGCTCTTTGAGCCGGAAATCACCGAAGACGGTGTTCTGTATCGCTTCGTGGGCCTGAAGGGGCAGGCGAAGAGGACGCAGGAGCCTGCGCCGGATGCGGAATGGCTGCACACGGACGGTGCGAAGGCACCCGCAGGTGACAAGCTCGTAGCCGTCACGGACGACGAGCTAGAGGCCGTGCAGCGCATGCGGCGCGACCACGCTCGCGTAGGATGAGCGCCCGCCCACTGGTACCCCCAGTGGGGCGGAATATGGAGCGTTGCCGCCGGGAGCTTGGGCTTTCGGCGGCTGACGCTGCCCGCCGTATTGGGGTGGAACCGATCACGTTTTACCGCTGGCGCGATGAAAAAACCGTGCCGGACTGGGAATACGTGCTCTCGGCAAGCGACGTTTTCAGGCGTTCGCCCGATTGGTTCTACGCAGAGCATGGAGGTAAGGATGGCGTATAAGCCCGACAATGATTACATCGAAGTCTCCGAACGGATCAAATTGTTCTACGAACAATATCCGCAGGGAAGGCTCGTGTGTAACGAGAATCCGCTAGGCATGCGCTTTGGCGAGCAGGATTTTGTAGCCGTGCATGCAAGAGCGTACCGGACACCCGACGACCTACACCCGGGGGATGGGTGGGCATGGGAACCTGTGCCCGGCCCGACCCCGTACACGAAAAATTCTGAGCTTATGAATGCTCAGACTGCGGCTGTTGGCCGCGCCATCGTGAGCGTTGGTCTGCTCGCCTCGCGTAATATCGCAAGCAAGGAAGAGGTGGAGGCACGCAAGGGTGAGTCTGAAGCGAAGAGCAAGCCGAAGGCTAAGAAAAAGCCAGAGGGTATTTCAGCGGATGATGTAAAGGCGCTGGAACCTGCGGTGCGCTCGTGGCTGAAGGCCCACCCTGACAAGCGTGATGATTTTCGCATGAAGATTATCGGGCTTGGTGTTGTGGAGCCGGACGTTGACCTGCCTGAAATTCTGGGGCAGCTTCCCAACCGCAAAGCGGTGGAAGAGCTTCAAGGTTGGTTTAACGAGCAAGAGTAATAATTCTCCGCCCCCCTCTCCTTACAGGAGGGGGGCGGAGTTTTTGTTTACCCAGATCAGTGAATTAGCGGTTACGCCGAATGAAATTGTGGAGGCACAAATTATGACGATCACGGCAATCAAGGAAAACGATATCGTGAAGTGCGACGTTCGGGGGCAGGTCTTCTTCGCTCTCGTGACAGGGATCGTGGACAACCCGGACGGCAAGGGCAAGATGCTCACGGTCGGTCCGATCACGCCGAACGTGACCTACTACTCCGTGAAGCCCCGGCAGGTAACGGGCCACTGGAGGAAGCGCAAGGGCTAAGTGTTTCCCCGCAAGTAGCGGGGTGTTTGTCCCGCCTTCGGTCTTTCCGCCGGTCGGCATGGTAGCTTGCCGAACATGGCGGAGAGACTGGAAGGACGGCCCCTGATCGAATTCGACCCGGGGCCGCACACCTACGTGGTCAACGGGGATGCGGGCTTCCCGTCCGTAACGACCGTAATCCACGCGACCGTAGCCAAGCCCTTCGGCGTTGCGGCTTGGTACGGGTACAAGATGGGCGTGGCTGCCGGGCACCGCGTAGCCCAGATCAAGAACGCGGAGAAGATGCCGGAGGACGAGTTCTATGCCTTCGCTAAGGACGTAGAGAACCCGAATCGGGTGCTGGACAAGGCGGGTGCGCGCGGGACCGCCATTCACGACGCGCTAGAGCAGTACGCGAAGACGGGCAACATCCCGGTCCCGGCTGACTTCCCAGAGGAAGATCAGGCTCGCGTAATTGGCGTCGTCAAATGGCTTGAAGAGAACCGCCCAGTATTTATTGGGTCGGAGGTCCGCACCTGCTCGCTGGAGCACAGGTACGTGGGCACGCTGGATGCGTTCGTGAAATTTGAGGCGGGCGACCATAAGAACAAGCTCGCGCGAATTGATTTTAAAACGAGCAAGCGTGTTTATCCGGACGAGCATTTTTGCCAGATCGAAGCTTACGAACAGGCGGAGGTAGAGCTTGGGGAACTCCCTGCGGATTTCCGCGGGATCCTGCACATCCCGGCTAGCGGTAGGTGCAAGCTTCACCTTTCTACTTTCTCGTTTGAAGATTTCCGGGTCTTGCTTCAGGTGTATGACCGTCTTCAGGGGCGAAAGAAGAAGTGATTGCCGTGCTGCATCTTGGTCCGTTTGACGGTTCGGAATTTGACTTGCGGCAGTGGGCCTCTGTGCCTGATGATGTTTTCGCGCGCAGGGGTGGAGAGGGCAGGCTTGGGGTGAAGCTGTCGCGGCGTGAGAGGCCCGGCGACGAGCGTTACATTTTTGTGGTCAACAATTCCGACGAGGAATATCATTATCGTTGGGCTGGCGGCAACGGCGATATGACCGCCGAATTTTTTATAGATCACGAGTTGGAGGATTTGCGCGATGGATCCTGAGAGAAGTCCAGCAGCCCTGTTGCGCGAGCTTGCGGAGGAAATGCGCGAGCTTTCGGATGCGGCTGATAGCTACGGGAAGGCAAGGAGGAAGCTCGCCCAGTCGCAGGTTAACTACGAGCGCGCCATGACGGAGCAGCTTATTTCTTTGCAGTCGGAGTACCGCACGGCTGGCGAGCGCTTGCCGGGTGAAGAAATGCGGAAGGCGATTTGCCATGACCGCATTGATTCTGAGCTTCGGGATTTTTTGTTGATCTCGGAGGCTGAGGTGGAAGCTTTGGACAAATTTATCCGGGTGAAGACTGCTGTGGTTTCGGCGCTTCAGTCGGAGCTTTCTTTCCTGAGAACTGAATATCAAATAGCGTGACGAAAGGGTGTGAATGGGGCGTGTCAATTGGCTTAATACCACCGATTTGCGGGATGTGGACCCGCCGAAGGTTGACTGGGTTGTGGAGGGCGTAGCCGCCCGTGGGGCGGTAACGCTGCTGGTAGGGGCACCGGGGCAGGGGAAGAGCTTCCTGATGGCCGGGCTGGCTACTGGCGTGGCTGGTGGAGGCATGCCCGTAGCGGGCTTTAAGTGCAGCCCCGGTGCGGTCGTGATCTTCGACGCGGAGAACGGCGAGCATGAGATTCACCGAAGGGTCCACGCGCTGAAATTGTTTCACAATACGCGCATCGCGGATGTGTCCGGCGGCTTCTCCATCATTAACGATTATGAACAGATCGCAGATGCTGCGATCCCAGCGAGCGTTCGATTGGTTGTGCTGGACTCGCTTCGCACGCTGGCCCCCGGCATTGACGAAAATAATTCTGATGAGGTCACGGCTTTGCTGGGCAGTGTCCAGCGGCTCGCGCGGGACTGTGATGTGGGCGTGGTAGTGCTCCACCACTTGAATCGTGCGGGGGAGTTTCGCGGGTCCGGAGCCATGACGGCTGTGCCGGAAATCGTGATCCGAATGTACGGCGATCTCAACGACCAGTATCAACGCAAAACCCTAACGTGGGAGAAATTTAGGCTTGGGCCTAGACCTGAAAGACAATGGGTAACTCTAAAAGATGGCCGGGTGTCGGAAAGCTGGTCGCCCGGTCAGGACCAGTAAGGCAACCAGAGAAAAGCAAGGAGGCAGTACGGATGGGATTTGACAATTATTTCACGGTGACGGGAAACCTCACCCGTGATCCAGAGCAGAGCGGTAATGGGCCTGTGCGCGTAAGTGTGGCCGTGAATGCGCGCAAGAAGGACAAAATGACCGGGGAGTGGGTAGATGATCCCAGCTTCTTCGATGTGGTCGTGTGGGAGCGCGAGATTGGCGCTGGCCTCACTAAAGGTGAAACAGTCACGGTCACGGGCCGCATTAAGCAGGAGCGCTGGCAGGATCAGCAGTCGGGCGAGAACCGTTCAAAGGTCGTGCTTGTCGCTAACACGGTCGCCAAGACCATTAAGAAGCCGAAGGCAGATGCAGAGGTGGACTGGTGACTTTGTTCCAGCAATACACGCCGGAGGAGTTCGAAAATTTTGTTCGGCAGGAGCCAAACAAGGCGGTCGAATGGCTCCGTAAGGAGATTGAAGAAATTGATAACTGGGATTTGATGTGCGCTGCGAAGGCGATGTTCCTTCTGGTGCTGGTGTCCCAGTCGTTGCGCGTGTTGATCCCGATGGTTGATGAGCCGGAGGTTTTGGGTGAAAGATTGGCCCGTCTTTCGATTCTTATGGACGACCGCATTACGGAAATGTTCCACGAGTGGCTAGGAGAAGACGCTGAATCTGCTGAGTAAACAGAACCGAACCGCGCAATTTTTGCTTCGCTTGGAAGAGCGGCAGCGCCGCGCGAACCTTACGCTTGGGCATCGGCTGGATGCGGCGTTAAGGAGGGCGCAAATTATCGCTGAAGCTCCTGCGAGTAATTATGAGCGCAGGTCGCCTTCTGCGGACTCGGACGATGCAGGCCCGCGCGACAGTCGGGGCATGCTCTTTGAGCCGGGGGGTGACTCCCTTGCGGATCACTTCACGTGGCGTTTCAGGGTGCTTGTGGAGAGTTTGGAGCGCGAGGTTGACGCTCACCATTGGGCGGCCCTCACGGGAGGCCCGCATGGGGAGTCTATGGAGGACAGGGACGCTCGCCTGCTGGAGTACCGCAGGCGAGGTCTAGGCCCGCGAGATATCTTGCTGCTGGACCCAGCGCAGGGCAGTGTGGCGGCAATCCTGAAGGCGTACGCAAGGATTGATAAATCAAAGGAGAACGAGAAAAAAAATGATGGTGCCGTGTGAAATGTGCGATGAGCCAGTGGATGCTGATGCGCTAGGCACGTACGCCTACGTGCAGGGTTGGGAAATTAATCGTAAGGGCGGGGGGACAAATGCCTTGCGGCTGCGCAAGCCGCTGTACCGCTATGCGCATAAGACCTGCGTGGAGGTAGCTTCGCGCGGGAAGAGGGGGCAGACGAGCCTTGCCATGTGAAGCCCCGGCCAAGACGAAGGTTTGCCGGGCATGCGGCAAACGACGTTCAGCGAAATTTTTCTATAAGCGGCGGCGGGCGGACAGGAAGGATCAGCTTGCGGCTCGCTGCAAAGACTGTCAGCGCGAGGAAGACCGTAAGAAGCGCGAGATTGCGAAGGCGATTAAGGACGGTGAACTTGAACCAGAGATTAATTTCGTTCCTGCGCAGCCTTTCCGTGAGTGGGTGCAGGGTCGCCTTCACCATTATGAAAGCCTGCGTGAGTTTTGCGAGGTGTGTGGCTTGCAGGAGCGCAGGATTTACGAACTGTTAAACAAAAACCAGAAGCGCGTTCTCGTGGAGAACGTGGATCAGGCTTTGGTTAGGGATGGGTCTGCGATGCTGTGGGAGCTTTACCCGGAGCTTTATGAATAAAAAAACCGTTCCGTCCGACAGAACTGCTAGTTTAGGGGGTGGCGTAGTGCGCCCTTTTTCAGACTACCGCCGTAGCCCTAACATCCTTTACGTTGGGGACCGGGTTAACGGCGCGTTAATTACTGGTTTCACCACGGGGGAGCGTGAGTGGGTGGACGCGGAGACTCGGGACGGGATCTTTGCTGCTACGTTTAGCGCCTTTTATCGTGGAACTTGAACCTATAGAAAAACACAAGCTCGCCCTGCCTTCCGATGAGGTGGACAAGTGCTTGCTTGCGCTCGCGCTTAATGGTGGCGCTCTTGCGCGCACGGTGAGGGAAATGAAGGCCGCCGGGATTAAGGTTTCCCCGGATCAGCTTCGTGAGTGGCGAGATAAATTTCCGAAGAGGTATCAATGGCACGCGACGGAGAACGCGGCGAAGCTGGAGAAAGATATTATCGCGTCCCAGCGGGAGATAATTGCGGCTGCAACAAGCGCGGCTCTGGATGCCGTTGCGGAAGAGCACGAGAGGATCAGGCGGGGCGACGTAAAAGATGCTGCGGCGACGGCAAGAAACCTTGCTACTGTCGTTGGGATCAGCACCACGAAACTCTTAGAGCTAAGTGGGCGTCCGACTAGCATTACGGAGGTCCGTAAGCCGGAGGAAATTCTGAAGGCCCTGAAGCGTAAGGGTTTTCAGGTGGATGTGGAAGGGAGCGCGGAAGATGAAGAAGCCGACGCAGGCTGAAATTGATAGTTATTCCGTGGAGGATTTAGACCATCCTCTGCGTCACAGGTATATGGACAGGGCGAAAAGGTCTTCGTTCGCTATGCCTATTGAAGTGAAAATTGCTAATGGTCTGGGCGTCACCCCCCCGTCTGCTGTGCAGCGCATCGCTACGCGCGCTCGGCGGCGTGTCGGTAGGGGATAAGAAGAAACCCACGGCTTGCTGCTCACGGCTTGCTGCTCACCTTATGAAGAAATCTTACGCGCGCGCGTACCGCGCCCGTAACCGTACGCGCATACGTGCCACGCGCAGGGCGTGGGCGTCCGCGAACCGGGGCCGGGAACGCGATCACCAGAAAAAATATCGGGAGAAAAATCCGTTGAAGCGTTTGGCCCGGAAGAGGGTTGAGCTTCAGCGGCGGAAGGGCGTTGTGAAAAATCCTTCAACCTGCCCCCACTGCGGCGCGAAGGTAGGCCGGGGTAAGGACGGGCGCACGCTGGCACAGGTGCACCACCCTGACCATCGGAAGGGTCCGGTGGAGTGGCGGTGCCCCCGCTGCCACAAGGGCGCTTAGAGGCGCTTACGCGGCCTGTAAGGCGTCTTGCGGGGTGGGAGTAGGGGTAGCCTCTCTATGAGCAGGGCAAGGCGGTCAGCGTCCCCTGTCGGCAGAGCGTCGGCTCGTGTTCGTAGGTCGTCCGCTATGCGGGCGGCTATAGATTCAATTGGTCTAGGATCCATGTGATTTCCTCTCCAACAATGCCTAGCATTTTGATGGCGAGGTAAACCATAATAGCGATTCCGATAGCGCTGGCTACGTACCAAACCGCAAAGAGTATTGCGGTGTAAACAAATTTCAGCATTACCAGTCCTTGTGTTCGGTTCGCGCCTTGTCCAGCATGCGCTCGGCTAGCCTCACGATATCGTCGGCTAGCTCCTTGTGCTCGCTCGTAGCTTGCGGGTGTGCAGCTAGGGCGGCGTAGGCTGCCCGTAGGGATTCGGTCAGCAGGAAAAATTCTTCCCTCGTGAACGTGAGCGTGATATTACTTTGCGTCATGTGTGCCTCCTAGAGCGGGTAGAAAAATTCTACGGGGTGGAAATCTTCGGGGAGGCTAATGAAGTTTCCTTCATCGTCAGCCCCGACGATGAGCATGGTCCCGGCGATGTAATCGCCCGGGATGAGCAGCGGGTAGATGAGCCGCGTAGCGGTAGGATTCGGCGGCAGGTCATAGACCTTCCCTTCCTCGTTCATCAGGGCGACTAGCTCTATGGGTGAACGCTCGTCTGGGATCGCAATTGCTTGCAGGTATCCGCCTACCTCTGCTTGCAGGGAGGACAAGTCCTCCCCCACAGCCTGAAGCTGGGGGGAGGCGTCCGTCGGGATTACGTAGGCTAGCATTAGCTAGCTACCTCTTCGGCTACGTCATCGGTCAGGCCCTGTAGCCGCCGGTTGAACCTTGCACGAAATTCCTCGTCGCTTGCTAGGCGCTCGGTCAGTTCCGTGATCGCCTCTTCGGACAGGTCAGGCTTGGCATCTTCGATGGCGGATTCCACCTTCCCGTCAACCGGGCTGTCCCAGCCCGTGATAATTTCGTCCACCCTTTCTTCGATGGTGGAGTTCACCTCGTCCCTGTCGGGAATATCCCGGTCCTGTAGCTCGTCGCCTACGGCGTCGGACACATCCAGATCCTCCGCAATTACGGTACGAACACGGTCGTCCACCAGATCGTCCAGAGCCGTGAGTACGGGCAGCGCACTCAGGGCATCGGTTAGGGTTTCCAGCTTGTCAATCAAGCTGCGGATTTCTGCGAACAATTTCAGTCACCATCCTTTGTCACGGTTAGTTCACTTACAGTGAAGGAATCGTAGTCGGCCATGCTCATATCCACGAGGACTTCGCTTGGGTCGTCGGTCCCTTCCATTTTTGTGAGCAGGGCTACCCTCATGTGGGGGTCCACGCTCTGCCCACCCTTGTGCTCATGCACCATCGCAAACGAAACCACGTGCTCGCCCTGTGGGTCAAGCGTGTTCTCGTAGTCTTCACCTACGGTGCGGTTGAATTCCTCTACTCGCCCGGCCTGCATGATGCGGACGAGGTTTGGCGTGTTCGTGTGCCTGACTGATTTTGGCATTTCATTCCTTTCAGTAATTATCGTTGTCGAAAAAGTGGTCTATGACGAGCGGTATCCACGGGATAATTAAAGCCACAAACAATACCGCATTAGTGTTACTCATCACCGGCAGGGAGAATCCTGCCGTCGCGCATAATCACGGGGTTGAACCTGTGGTCGTGGCAGATAATTTTCTGCCCCTCGTATGCGGGAAGCTCTGCTAGTGCGAGCAGCACGGGTTCGATTGCGGCACGGGTCAGCGGGCTAGGCAGGCTTGTGCTTAAAACCCCGCCCGCCTTGATAATTCTGAGTTCCAGAATTTCCGCATCGTAGTCGTAGAGGCACCTTTGGTGGTCGCTCCAGTCCGGGTATTCAAACGTGCTCATAGGTCCGCTCCCGTGGTTACGTCCATCATGCGGATCAGGCGTCCGTCGCCGTCGAAGACCGTAGCGTGTGCGAGCTTCGGGGTGGTGGCGTAGGGGTTGACCTCCGGGGCTGCGGCCTGCGCTGCCACGGTAATCACCTGATTAATTTCGTAAGCCTTGCTACTCATAGCTTCGGCCATTTCCTCACGGGTCATGCCGCTTACGTCCAGCGTGAACGTAAGCCCGAGGTTCACGTGAGCGGTCGCAGCGCTGCCCATTTCGGCTTCACTGTAATTCATTGGGTTATCTAGGTTCACCATTATTTCCTTTCGTCAGTTGGTGAGCGATGAAGGGTGCGGGTAGCAGGTCATGAGGCTGTGAGCGAGCAGGGGATTACGCTCGCAAGCGTCCATGATTTCTGCAAAATTTTCGGGGACTTCGGGATCCACGCTGTCGGCAAGCTCGCCCAGCGCCTTACGGATCACATCCCTGTCCACATCCCCGCCTACCTGCTTGAAGATGGCGGCGAGGGCGTCGGTCATTTCGTTGAGTTCATCGGGGTCCACGGTGTCTCCGTTCGTTCGGGTACATACATGATAGCAGGGTCAGGCTACGCAGCTTCAGGCGGCTCCGGCTCATGGCTTGACCGTCGCCGGTCGCCGTGCTCTTTCCGCATACGCTCCGCATACCTACGGGCCGTGCCCGTGGGGTCAGGTACGCACTTCGGGCATGCCCCGTTATACGGGTTACGATTTTCCCTGTGAAAATCGGGCGTGCCTTTGCATTTCCAGTCCATGATAATTCTCCTTAATTGTTGTGTCAGAATTTGTTGAGCACGGTTTCTAGCATGCGGTCCATGCTGTCCGCAGGGAATGTGCGGGGCATCCTAGCCGGGCACATGATATCCACGATGCCCTCTTCGGGGTCGTAGGCTACGCCGAAATCGGTGCCCATCGAAGAGCCGCCGTCTAGGTCGTAACCATAATCATCGGCAACAATCGCATAGGTCAGGAAGCCTAGCGAGCGGAAGGCACCGGGCGCAAGGAATGCACGCCATGCCACGCTGTCAGTAATTCGGCCAGCTTCACTGAGCTTCACCGTAATATCCGCGGCCTCCGCCCCGGTCTGGTTGTAGTCGTACACGTGCCGGGTGAGCATCCGTAGCTCCACGGACGGGGCCATGCCCTTCGCGGTCAGCGCATCAATTACGCTCAGTGACCAGTCCATGTATGCGCCGATGCAGGCAGCGGATGAGTCTGCGAGAGTGTTCCACAAAATGCGGAGGCGAGCACCGGAATTCACCGGAACGTGATCCCATTTTGCGTAAAACATATCCTCGCCCCCGAGCACCTGATCCACGAGCAGGTCGCCCTCTTCCTCATTCAACTCAATTTGTGGAACAAGAATTTCCTGATCGCCGAAGGCGGAAGCGTTCAGCTTCGGGTTGTGATCCGGCTGCACACCATGACGTAGGGCGTGAGCGATTCCGTTCGCGCTATCACCTACGAATCGTGAGTGCCAATCTGGTTCACGAATAAGTGTGGTCAGGTCGGAATAAACGTGAAACGGGAACTCCCCGCGATCCATCGCGGTCAGCCATGCGTCCCTGACACGGGTGTGATTAATGGTGAATTCTTTGAACTGTTCCATCGTAGATGGTCCTTTCGTCACGGGTTATGACCTCCGGGTTATACCCGGAGGTCAAGGTCGGCGTCGGCCAGCTTCACATTAATGATCTGCTGCATAAGGCGATCATCCCTGCCGATGTGTACGCGGCCCATACGGAAGCGGTCAAGCGTGGCCCCGTCGAGCTTAACACGGGCATTATGCTCGTGGGTAGCTCCGAGTCCAAGCGTGTTCGCGGTGGCGACAATCCGGAAATCCGGGTGACGCTTAATCACCTCGCCGGAGGCGTCATTATGGAAATGCCCGTTGGCAATCGCATTATTAATTGCGCCTGCCGTCTGCGGGTGAGCCATGTCGAATTCCTCTAGGCAGAGGACGCCGCCCTTAGCGTACGCCTTGCAGAATTCGGCCTCAACAAATTCGTTAAGGCGATCCTTACCCTTAACTGCCGAAGGCAGGGCACCGGCAAGGTTCACTTCATAGTAATCCAGCCCCAGAGCGGTGGCAGCGTACCGGGCACAGGTGCTCTTGCCGGTACCGGCAGGTCCATACATCCATACAGGAATGTTCGCACGAACCAACGCAAGAACATACTCGCTTGCGGCGTGAGCACCATCCGGAGTGTTACCGAAATTCCGGTAGTCGTACTCAGGGATCCCCGCCTGCTCCCGGGTATCATCTTGCCACTGAGAGACAAGGCTGTAGAGCAGCCCGTCCACCGGAATACCGGAGGTAAGGATAGTGTCCAGCCCGTCGGACTCTACACGCATGCTCTCAAACGTGTCCAGTTCGCGCTCTTCCGCAAACTCACGGAGGCGGGCTACCTCCGCAAAAAAGCGGAGAATTTCATCCTCAGCCGAAGGCTGTGCGTCCTGCACGGCCTGATCGGCGGCATCGGCGGCATCGGCGGCGGCGGCGGCATCCTCTTCGGCCTGCTGCGCATCGGCCTTAGCCTCATCCACGGCATCCTGTGCGGCACGGGAATCATCCTCGTCCTGCTGCCACTGACCCTTCAGGTCAGTAAGGGTGTCGTCATCTGCGCCGCCTTCGCGGGCCTTGATAAATTCGTCAAGCGAATTTGCGGCCTTGTCCGCAGCGTCCGAAGCAGTCTGCTCACGGTCCGTAAGGACCGCCTTAGCATCTTCGGTCTTCTGCTGCGCAGTGTTAGCGGCATCGTGTGCCTGCTGCGCTGCGTCCACAAGGCTGTCAAGGTCGGCGGGCTGTCCACCGTCGCCGGAATTGTCACCGTCGCCGCCACGGCCAGAATCGCCGTCGCCGTCACCGGGTCCGTTGGAATCCTGCGGGGTGACGGGATCAGCCGTGCTCCCCGCAAAATCCATGCGCTTCGCCAGCTTTTCAAGCTGGTCACGGCACTTGTCCTGCTGCTCTCCGATGGGCAGCGGCTCACGAGGGGTTCCCTTCGGGGCACCCTTAGTGACGGGGTTGAAGGTCCACGTTAGGGCCTTCTCCTTGCCGATGTACGGGGCAAGATCCGCATATGCAGCGGATACGTTTCCGCCGTGCAGCGTCAGGGCCTCCGTCAGTCGGCGGTTTTTGGAAATGCGCTTCATCTTCGATGGTTCCTTTCGTCGTTGTCTCAACGTAGTTGGGCCGAATTCCGTCCGGCTTTCGCATACATGATAGCAGCGGCAGTTATGCCCCCTGAAGGGGGCATAGAATTGGCGATTTTGCCGGATCCGATAAAACCCAGAGGGGTTTTGATTTCGCTTCGTGTGCGCTGCTCGCTGCTCACGGCGCATGATCCGCTTCATGTGCGCGCATGAGCGAGGGAGAAATTTCCTGAGAATAATTCAGAAATTATTTTCTGTGAATTTTCACTGTAATTTTTATTCGCGTGGCTTGCTGCTCACCGCACATATACGCTTTCGTGTATGCGTGCGTGCTCGCGTGTGCGCTCGCGCGCGCGTGTGTGCGTAGGCGTGTGCGCGCGTGTACGCGCGTTCTTATGGGATAAGAAGAAACCCAAAGGGAGGTCGGGCCTGCGCACGTAGGCGTGCGCACGTAGGGGAACCGCGCGACCCTCTCAGGGATTCTCAGGCCCTCTCAGGCTCTCCCCGGTCCGTACCCTCCCCGTACCCTTCCCGGGGCCAGAATCGGCGTGAGAGGCCCCCTAGCGTGCCTCTCAGGGCCTGCATAGTCTCTCTCAGCCATGCCACCGGACCGGATCCCCCCCCACGCCCGAGCATAGTTGAGCATGCAACTACTTTGTGCACAAAAAAAGGGGCGACCCGAAGGCCGCCCCTTAATGGTGAATATTTAGAGTGAAGGCTATGCGGTCTGCTTCAGCCACCCCCGCAGGCTATCGAAATCCGGGCACGGGCGGCGCGTCTTAGGATCGCGCCAAATATCCCGGCAGGTACTGTCAATAATTGCCGGGGGAATTTCAGCGAAAATAATTCGCAGCGCCGGGATCCCGTTACCATCCCATGACCAAAAATCCGGGTCATTTGTGGTAAGTCCAAATGAGTGACGCCCGCAGCCACCTTCCACGGCATTCAGGTGAATTTCTGCCACAAATTCGATTTCCTCACGTACGCGCCGCTCCCACACGCGGCGCGAGCACCTCCCGGCCATGTAGGAATCGTACGCAAATCGCAGGTCGTGACCGCGGACCGCCAAATAACGGTGAACGTCCACTTCCAGTGAAACCCGCTTCGCGCGAAGGCGGGCGTCCACCCCCCGCTGTACGTCAGCGAGGGGCGCGAGGCGCATGGACTGCATTTTCAGTGAATTATCCATAATTCGATTCTCCTTTATTCGGTATGGTTGTCAGTCGAACGGCAGGATTTCCGGGCCAATATCCGATGCGAGCCTAGCTGCCTCACGATCCTCATCGGTAGGGTCGAAATCGCCATCGGGCAGGTCTTCGAACGGGTGCGGTTCCGTTGCAGGCTTAGGCGGGTTCCAACGTACGCCCGGGCGCAGCTTCGGGAGTGAATTCTTGTTGTCACTGTTATTGGTCATGGTGTCTCCTAACATCGGTTTATGGTGAGAGTGAATCCCCCACCTTCGCTACGCATGATAGCAGACCCGGATAGGTCCGCTGTTGTTAGGGATTGGGGGGATCATTCTACGCGACCCGTACGGATAAACGCGCAAGGAATTTCTTCCACAATAATTCCCCATTTTTTTTGACAGTAATTCTCAGGGGTGAGGGCTTCACTCTAAAACCCAAAATCCCTTTTAGGTGAACCGAGCTTCACCAAAAACCCTTTTATAGTGAAGGGGGAGGGGGGAGTCCACGCATCCGCGCATGGCTGTGTATATATGACCCTCCACCAATGTTCTATTTCAAACAAACGGCCTTCCTATCAGGCCCTGTTATTAAGGATTGATGATGGCGTGTGATTGTTGGGCTGGTTATGGGCGTGTCCCGGGCGTGAAGCCTTGTGCTCCGGGTTCGTGCAGGAAGTTGAAGAAGCCGGTGAAGAAGAAGGTTAAGAAGGCTAGGCGGCGTTAGTGGCTTCTGAGGCGGAGATTCTTCTTGCGGAGCTTGATCGTGCGATTGAGGCGAATCCGCTTTACAGGTTTCGTAAGGATAATGAGCAGCAGATTGCGTTTTTGCAGGCGAGTACGCCTATTCAGGCGGCGTTTTGTGGGAATAGGTTTGGGAAGACTACGGCTCTTGTGGTGAAGTCGTTGGTTAATTGTCTTGATGCTGAGGATGTTCCGGAGTGGATGCTGGAGTTTAAGCGTTGGTTTCCGGGGGAGAATACGGTGCGTTCGGGGACGTATGGGCGTGTGGTTTGCCCTACGTTTGATTCTTTGCATTCGGTGATGATTCCTGCGTTTAGGGAGTGGGTGCCTCCGCATGCTTTGAAGGGCGGTAAGTGGGGGGCGGCGTCGTTTAATAAGCAGCTTGGGCTTTTGCAGTTTGAGAATGGTTCTCTTTTGGATTTTAAGACTTATCAGCAGGATCCGCAGAGTATGGCGGGCGCTGCGCTTCATTTTGTGGGTTATGATGAGCCGCCGCCGTGGGAGGTGCGTAGGGAGTGCCGGGTGCGTTTGACGGACTTTTCTGGGTTTGAAATGTTCGCTATGACGCCGCTTAATGTGAATACTTCGTGGATTCGGCGGGAGATTTACCGGAAGCGTGAGCATCCGGATATTACGGTTATTCGCGGGAGCATTTGGGATAACAAAGCGCTTAATGAGAAGGATGTGCAGCGCACGCTTGACGCGCAGACCGATGTTTGGCGCAGGGCGGTGGAGTACGGGGATTTTGTGGATATTGGCGGGTTGGCGTACCCGGATTTTGAGCGGTGCGTGAAGGATTCCCCTTCCGCCGCTAGTAAGGGCTGGACGCGCTGGCAGACCGATTCTAAGCGTAATGCGGGCGCGTGGGATGTTGTGGTTGGGATTGACCCGGGAATTCGTAACGCGGCGTTTGTGTGGGTCGGGTTCGATGATGAGAACGTCGCCTACATTTTCGATGAGGTGCTTTTGCAGGACGCCACTCCCGTTGATTACGCAGAAATTATTAAGAAAATTAATGCGAAGTGGGGGGTCACGGAGGCCCTGTACGTGATTGATCCGGCTTCCCGGCAGCGCGCGCAGGTAAATAGTGACACTGTGCAGTCGGAGCTTCTTAGGCAGGGCGTGGCGACCGTTAACGGCCAGAATGATGTGGAGGCTGGGGTTATGCAGGTTAGGCAGCGGTGTGAGCGCCAGAGGCTCGTCGTTAACCCGGAGTGCCGCGGGCTAAGGGACGAAGCGGACGATTACGCTCTGGAGGCCCGCGCAGACGGCATCGTGAAACCCATTAAAGGTAACGATCACCGCCTTGACGCTATGCGCTACGCCCTGATGGCCCGCGTGTGGGATCCAGTGGCGGAGGAACAAGCGCCGGGACGGCGATTGGGCTGGCAGCCGGGCCAGTTTAACGCGAGGGAAGAGGCCGAAATAATTTTGGAAGGCTTGGAAGGGGGGCCGCTCGGTGAGTTCTCGTAAGCGACCTGTTCTCATTAATGAGGATTATGATGATGTTTTGAGGGCGCTGGACAAGGGGGCGAACGTATGTTTTGTGCCTACCTCTGCTGGGCTTTTTCAGAGTATTTTCGCTCCTGCTACTGAGCGGGCTGCCCGTAACGCGCGGGAAGATCCTGTAGGGTTTGCGTGTACGGCGTGCAGAAAAACACGCTTTTTTGCGGAAGATCAAGGCTATGAGGTTTTATGAAAACTGTTGATTCAAATAAGCTGACAATTGTGGAGCGTCCGACGATGGCTCCCGGTTTTTGCATGGCGAGCATGGCTGCGGAGGATCCGCAGGGGTTTGTTGACACTCTCCTGTCCCCGCCGCTTGTGGACCCGCGGGTTTATATCAGCGTGTCTTGGGTGGAGGAAACCGCTCGTAAGCTGGGCATGGTGCATCCGGACGATGATTCGGACCTGCGCGCGGAGATCGAACTGCTACGTGAGCAGCTTCGTGAGCGCGATGAGCAGCTTCACGCTGTTGAAATTCTGGAGTCTGCCGGGTTCGCCGCGAAGAAGAAGGCCGCTACGAAGCGTGCCACTAAGAAGGCCCCCGTTAAGAAAACCACGAAGAAGAAAGATAGTTAATGCCGCTTAGTTCTGGAGAGTCAATTAATCAGGGGATCGTAACGGACGCCGATGGGCGTCAGGTTGTCGCGTCCTCGCCCGGTGTGACGAGCGTTGGGGATGGCCGCACGGTTGTCACCACTGCCGGTACTCGCGTGGCGCTCGCGTCTTCCACGCCTGTGAAGAGCGTGTGCGTGACCGCTGAGACCGACAACACTGGCGTTGTGGTCGTTGGTGGCGCTACTTGTGTCGCTTCGCTTTCTACTCGCCGGGGCCTGCCGCTTAACGCTGGTGATTCCGCCACGTTTTATGTTGATAACCTCGCTGACCTTTCGCTTGATTCCACTGTGAATGGCGATGGCGTCACCTACGTTTACGTCGCCTGATGCAAATTCAAGTAGAGCGCAATCCCCGCGGTGTTCCTGTCCCGTTTGCTCATCTTACGCAGTCGGCTACGGCAATTCCGAATAACAGTTTCACGACCGCGAACCTGACCTCCACTACCGCCGATAATGGCGCAACCACGTGCGGGAGCGCCCTTGCTGACCTGACGAACGACCGGATTACTCTCCGGCGTTCCGGGGTTTGGGTTGTTCAGGCTTTCTCTAGCTGGGCCGCGAACGGTACCGGCTACCGAAATTTGGTTATTGCTTTGAACGGTTCCGCATTTACCGGCGAGCTAAACGACAACTTTAGCGGATTTTTTGGGCCTAATCACGGCGCTGCCGCTATTCATTACGCTTCCGGTACTTCGGATTACGTATCGGTGACCATGTACCAGAATTCTGGCGGCGATCTTAACGCGACTGTCTCTTTGAAGGCTGCTTGGCTCGGCGCGTACTGATGATTTTTCTAGCGGTTGCTCTTTTTGTAGCTATCGCGGTTATCGCCTATCAGCAGTACGCTTTTACTTCACTGCTTGCTAAGGATCGTGAGCAGCAGCGCATGGAGCGCGAAAGAATGCTGCAAAGAATTCAGGATCCCCCGACCGCGGTGGCCCAGCATGCCCAGCGTGAACAGGAGGATCAGTCAATTCCTAAGCATTATGTGGAATTTGACGATGATGAAGATTTTAATAATTACCGTACCCAGATGGAGGGCTAGTGCCGACAGTTGAAGAAGTAAAAGCTGCCCTCGGTGTGGGGCAGAAAATCCCCGGTGAGGTCGCTGCACGGATCGAAGAGGGAAAAAACCAGATTGATATGGGCGCTGCTCGTCGTAACGAGTGCCTAGAGTTTTGGCGCGGCAACCAGTACGTTTACCGTAATAAGGAAAACTGGCTGGTCAGGCAGGGTGTTCTTCTCGGTGAGGGCGGTAAGCCCCGCCATCGTGTGCGCACGACCCGTAACCTTATTCAGCCAATTGTTCGGCAGGAGGTGTCCGCCGCTACTCAGCGCGTTCCTTCGTATCAGATTAACCCCAGCACCAGTGACCCGGATGATGTGAATGCTGCGCGTATTTCGCAGAAGGTCGCGTATTACGGATTTGACGCTTGGGATGTGCGCCGGGTGACAGAGCAGGCCGTTACGTACGCTGTGGTGGCCGATGAGGGTTTTGTTTGGCCTTACTGGGATTCTTCGATTCCTCCTTATTTGAGGGATGAGGATGGCACGGTTGTGGGGCTTGGGGATGTGCGCATAGAAGTTCTAGGTCCGAATGAAGTGGGTTGGGAGCCGGGCGTAAGGTTTGAAGATTCCCGCTGGTACATTGTGCGCCGTGCGATGAGCATGGACCGAGCGAAGCATATCCCCGGTTTTCTTCCCGGTACGAAGCTGACCCCGGACGCTGGTTCGGACGGCACGCTGGGCGCAAATAAGCGTGACACGCAGAAGCTTGTGATGGTCACGGATTATTTGGAGCGTCCGTGTAAGGAATACCCGGAAGGTCGCCGGATGTGCATAGCGAACGGGAAGCTTATCGCGCCGCCTGAGAAGTATCCGCTGATTGATCCGAATGGTGATCCTGTGGATTCTCCGGTGCTGCACAAAATTTCTTACATTCTTGATCCGGATAACGACCGGGATATTGGTCTGGTTGCTTCTCTGCTGGATTCGCAGCGGACTATTAATGACTGCACGAATAAGCAGCTTGAATGGAAGAATCTTGCCCTGATGCCGCAGGTTTTTGCGCCTATGGGCGCGTTCCCGAAGCGTCAGCGCCTTACCGATCAGCCGGGCGCAGTGTTTGTGTATAACCCGGTTTCTGGCTTGAAGCCGGAGTGGCGTCCCACCCCGCCGATTCCTGCGGAGCTTTCGACGCTGAAGCAGGAAGCGCTTATGGATATGAACCGCATGGCGGCGCAGAATGACACGCCCGTGGACGCTTCTGGCCGTGCGCTTCAGGTGCTCATTGAGCGTGACGCCGCTGCCCGTTCTAATTTCTTGGGTCGGCTCGCGGAATTCCACGGTCAGGTGATGCGCCACTGCCTGATGCTGGTTGCTCGTCATTACACTGAGCCTCGCCTAGTAAAAATTAACGGCAGGTTTGGTCCGGAAAGTATTGAAGATTTTGTTGGTGCGGATCTTCGCTCTCAGGTTGATGTGACTGTGTTTCCGGAAAGCATTGAGCCGCGTACTCGTCAGGCGCTGGAGCAGCGCGTGCTTGCGTATGCTGATCGTCAGTGGATTAGCCCGGAAAAGGCTATGGCTGCCGTGGAGCAGGGGACCGCTGCGGATGTGGTGGATTCCTACGAGCTTGATGTTGCCCGGTGCCACCGTGTCCTTCAGAAAATTATGGCTGGCCCGGAAGCTTTCCTTAGCGAACCGCTTCAGGTTGGCCCCGGGGGGGCTGAGACTCCTTCGTGGATGCCTCGTCCGGGTATTGACAATCTCGCTGTTCACCGCAGTATTTTCCAAGATTTTGCTAAGACTCAGGAATTTGAGCTTGCGGAGGAAGCGGTGCGTGAGGCTGTGCTTCTTTACCTTCAGGGTCTGGACTGGATGGAGGAACAGGAGCAGATGAAGGCCGCGCAGCAGCAGAGCATGATGGCGCAGCAGCTTGGGATGGCGAACGCCGCCCGCCCGACTGGCCCGACGCCCATGCCGGATATGCCTACGCCGGACGCGCCTCCCGCGCAGTAACAAATTTATCAACGCGCCTTCGGGCGCGTGGGGGTCCGCGCCGCGCGGCAAGAGCCTATGTGGCCCGTGACAGATAGCCCCCGACACGGGAGAAAAGCCCGGATAGCTCGTGTCTTAAAACTTCCCCCTTTTGGGGGGTTGGGAAATAGGCGACCAAGCCAAAAGGGCAGTCGTCGTTATTAAGGAGTAGTAGATGGATTCCGAACAGCCCATTGAGGCCCAGTCGGACGAAAATATCGCATCCCCTGACACTGGCGTTGGGACAAGCGATTCGTCGTTCACTTCCGCTGATGATTTGCCGCCGGAGCTTGAAGCCCGGTACAAGTCTATGCAGGCGGATTATACGCGCAAAACTCAGGAGCTTGCCGAGCTTCGTAAGGAAGCAGAGGCGGCAACGGAGTTTGTGAGTGCGCTTCAGGACGACTATACGCGCGAACAAGCGCTTCGCCAGCTTGCCGAGTTTGTCGGTGAGGATACGTACCTCACCGCTGCCGGTTTTGAGGCCGACGCAGAGGACAACCCTGCCGGAAATGATTTCTCTGAAGAAGAGGATGATTTTTCCTTCAGTGATCCCCGTGTTGACCAGCTTACTGCCGAATGGGAAAGCTATAAGCAGACCCAGCAGGAGAGGGAAATTCTACAGGAGATCGAAACTTTCACCGAAGGTGAAATGGATCGTCTGGGAATTCAGGATGAGACAGAGCAACAGGCAGTTCTTAGTATTGCCGCGACTCTGGATCTAACCCCCGATGGCCTTCCCCAGATTGCCGCTGCGCAGGAAATGCTCAATGAGCTTTTCGGTAAGCGGCAGAAGGATTGGATTGGTTCTAAGAAGGCTCCACGGCAGCCGCTTCAAGGGTCCGCAGCCGATGAGAAGTTCGACTTCAGAAATGAAGATGAGCGTCGTCGTCGGATGGCAGCCCTGATCGAAGCCAACGATAGTGAGTAAATTCCATAGTTCCTAAGAAAGGACTGTTTCTAACATGGCAGCTACTGTCAGTACGATTCAGGCCGCGCTGAAGGAAACGTGGACCGAAGAGCGAATCGCAGAGCAGTTGTATCAGGATAACCCTATCCTTGATCGCGCGAAGAAGCTCAAGAATACCCAGATGGGCGAGTATGCCCTGACTCCCATTCACGTGGGACGCAACTGGGGATGGTCTGCTACTTCTTCTAGCCCGACCTCACTTAACGACGCTGGCGAGCAGGCATATGCTCAGGCCCAGTGGTCGTACACCAACCAGCACCAGCAGATCCGCATTCAGGGTTCGGCTATTGACCAGACGCGCGGTGACGCGCTGGCGGTCGCGTCGGTCGTGGATGAGGAAGTCTCTGGCGCTGTGAACGATCTCAACCGCAACCTGTCCCGTCAGATTTTCGGTGACGGTTCCGGCCAGATCGCTCAGTGTGGTACCACCTCTAGCTCCACTACCGTGCAGCTTAACACGACCAGTGGTTTTAACGCCATTGAGCGCGGTTGGCTGGACGTTGGGGCCGTGGTTGATATCGGTACTTCGGCTAACCCGACCGCTGTTGCGGCCGGTGTTTCGATTACCGCTACCGACCTCGCCAACAGCACGATCACCGTTTCGGGTTCGGCTGTCAGCACCACCTCGTCGCATTTTGTGACGCTGAAGGGTGCCCGTAGTGGTTCGACCTCATACGAAATGAACGGACTCCACAAGATCGTCAGCACTTCTGAGGTGCTGGGTGGGATTGATCCCGCCACGCAGTCTCAGTGGAAGGCTGCCGGTGTGGATTCCACTTCGCAGGCTCTCACTCTGTCTCTGCTTTATCAGCAGAACCAGAAGATTGCCCAGAAGACTGGCAAGGCCGCGGATTTCGTGGTCACTGGTCTGAAGCAGCAGCGTGTCGCGTACACTCTGGCTCAGGCTCAGGTCCGGTTCGCTAACGACGCTCCGCTGACGGTTGGTTCCGTTGACGGCGTTGATATTAACGGCGTGAAGCTCTACGCCGTTCCGGACTGCAAGAATGAGGATGTTTTCTTCCTCACCATTGGGGATGTTCTCTCTGTCTCGGCAGGAGATCCCTATTGGCAGTCTCGCGTAACCGGCGGACAGACGCTGGAGTGGGTACAGGGTACCGACTCCTACGCTGGTAAGCTGTCTGTGAGAATTCAACTTGGTTGCCGTAGGCGTAACAGCCACGCCAAGCTGTCGGGTCTCACCTAGCAGTTATGATTCTAGCCCCGTGCCAAATGGCACGGGGCTAGTTTCTATTCTTGGGAGAAATTGTGTCGGGAATTATTTTGCCGGAGCATGTTAGGCTCCAACTAGACTTTGAAAATCAGCTTGAAACTTTGAACAAGCGGCATGATTGGCTGCGCCATTTTGACGCGGAGCTTCAGCGCCTTGATCCATACCTGTCTTTGGTAAAGGCTTCTGAGAATGCCGATCAGGCCGGTCTTACCCCCGGGTTTTGGCATGTGCAACGGAAAAATCCGGAGACAATGCCTACTTATATTCCGCTGACGGATGATAAGGGTGGGTTTGCGGAGCCGCAGTCGCATCATCTTGAAATGCTGCGCAGGGCTGATTTGCAGCGTCCCGGCGCGTTTGAAGAGTTTAAGCGTCGTCAGGATGAGCGTGTCAGGGAAATGGAGCGCCGGAAGGCGGATCAGGCAGAGCAGCGTAGAACTGAAATGGCAGAGCGCATTTCGCATCTGGACGTTCCGAAGGTCAGCATGAGCGACGGGTGGACAAATAGCGTTCGTGGAAAGAAAGCGCGTAAGTGACTTTTCAACAACTTCTCACTGAATTTTATGCACGAGGGTTTGATTACCTAAATGACAGCGGCGCGGGGGAAACCCGCGCAAAGCAGTGGATCAACCAGTCGTATCAGGAAATTTGTGGACTGGATGATTGGCCGTTTCTGGAGGCTACGGCCACTGGGGCTTCTCCGCTGACTATCGCGGATATGCGAACGATTCTGTCGCTTACGGACACCACGACCCAGACGAATCTTGGTTTTATTGATCGCCGCACGCTTAACGAGGCGTACCCGGACCAGTCTGCGGCGGGTAACGCTCTTTACGCTTACCTTTCGGACGGCACCACAATTAACACTTATCCGGGGAACACTGACGCGCTTTCGGTGAGGTACATTAAAGTACCGACGGATCTCGTCAACGGTACGGATACTCCGCTTATTCCCGCTCGTTATCGTTACGCAATTGTGGATTTTGCTTGCGGTAGAGCGTACATTGATTCTGATAATCCGGAAATGGCGCAGGTGGTGCGCGCCGATGCCGACACGCTAATTGGGTCTATGCGCGAGCATTACCTGTATCAGCAGCATCAGGATCCGGATTCGATTGTTGCGTACGGCTATAGCCACGATTGGGCGTCACTTTAATGGCGTACGGGAGCGTTCCTGTCACGGGTTTTGGTGGTGGTATTAATCTCCGCGATCAGGCGGATGAACTTGAACCCGGTCAGGCGTACGATCTTCTTAATGTGACGTTTACGGAGCGCGGGGCAGTTAAGTCTCGCCCCGGCTACGATATTTTTAATGTTTCTACGGCTTTGAATGGCGCTATTACTGCCGGGGCTTCTACGATTACCGTAGATTCGACTTCTTCTTTTGAGTCGGCTGGTTCGCTCCAGATTGGCTCTTCGGTGGTCGCGTACACTGGGAAAACGGCCACTACCTTCACTGGCTGCACGGGCGCTCCCGCTGCGGCTGACGATACTGCCGTGTACGCCCTCGCTGCCTATCGTGCGGACAATATGGCTTCGTACACTGATGGGTCGGCGTGGCAAATGGCCGTGTCTATGACGGACGGCACAAACCGTAGGCTTGAAGTTCGTAATTCTGCCGGGGCGGTTGTTGGAACCCCGCTGACTTCTGGGATTAGCGCTTCTCCGAATTTTTTCACTAGGTTTGGTGGTGGTACCACTTCGGGGAACACGAGGGCGGTCCCGACGCTTTGGGCGTCGAACGGCACGGATCCGCTTCGCGTGTGGAATAACACGGGCGCGTCCCCATCGTGGAGCACCCCTACGTGGTCTATTACGAACAGCGCGCCAAACCCTACAGGAATGTTTTGCGCAGTTACGCCGTGGGACAGTCGCCTTGTTAACGCTCGTTACGCTCCGGCTGTGAACCCTAATCAGGGTGGGCAAAACAAAAACACGGTTCGGTTTTCCAGCGCGACAAACCCGTTGGCTTGGGACGGCTACGAGTACGTAGATCTTACGCCCGGCGATGGCGAAGAGATCATGGGAATGGTTACTTGGGGTTCATATGTTTTTGTGTTTAAGAAAACACGCTTTTTTGTCTTTTATGGGACTTCGCTTGGCGGTAACAGTCTTGGCGTCCCAAACTTTGACTTCCGGACTATTGACGCGGGTGTTGGGCTGGCTGCCCCGCAGTCTCTTTGCGTGGCTCCGGACGGCGTTTATTTTCTTTCGGAGAAAGGCATTTACCGCACGGATGGCGGACCTCCGCAGCTTGTCTCCAGCCTGCTAGATCCCCTGTTCACTGGTGACCTACCGCTTCTTTATGGCGGTAACGCCGTAAATTACGGTGCGATCAGCAAGGCACGTATGACGTTTTACCGGCAACAGATTTTTGTTGCTCTTCCTACCGGGAGTTCTTCGGACAATAATACGCTTTTGGTGTTTGACCCCCGGTTTGGCTGGTGGAGTATTTGGAATATTCCATGCGCCGCGTTGTCGCCTATTCAGCTTTCCACTATTGGTGGGTCTCTGGTGTTTGCTAGGGCTACCGGCAACCAGATTTTTGGGAGGCTGTTGGCCTCTGCCACGACCGATGCTGGCGCTGCGTTTACTGCTCGCGTGAAGTACGGGTTTCTTGACTACGGTTCTTCTGTGGATAAAACGATTCGTGAGTCTCAGGTTTGGGGGCTTGGAAAATTCCGTTACGCTATTGCTCGTAACCTTGAAGGAGCTAGAAACGCAGCAACCGTGGATCTGGGTAGGGGAACGGATGTTTGGGCTGGCGGCGATATCGGTTCCGACACTTGGGGACCGGACCCTAATTACCCGAATGATGTGTGGAGTGCCGGGCAGGCGTCAAACTTCACTTTAACTAGAAATTCCGTCCGGGGTATCAATTTTAGTATTGAAATATCTTCTAGTGACGACACCACGCCGGGCGCATGGACCGTTAATCGTATTGTTCACAGAGTTCGGGAATCGCGGGTTCCGAGCGTAACAAAACTGGATAAATAATGGCACTTGTTTCTCTTCCCTTTACGCTGACCGCTGGGCAGCCAGAAAATGTTAATAACCTTAACGCTAACCTGACCGCTTTGGTTACTGGTGTCAATAGCATTGACGCCGCTAACATTACGGACGGGTCTATTGGCGTTGCCGAGCTTAGTAGCGCGGTTATTGATCTGCTTGCGCCGATTGGTGCTTTGCTGGATTATGGTGGGTCTAGCGATCCGGTTGCTGGTAAGTGGATTCTCGCTGATGGTCGCGCGATTAGCCGCACTACCTACGCGAGCCTCTTTACGATCATGGGCACTACGTACGGCGCTGGGGATTCCCTGACCACGTTTAATGTTCCGGATCTCCGTGGCCGCGTGTCTGTTGGCCCGGACACGATGGGGACCGCTCAGGGGGATGCTGCCCGCCTGCCGGATAATGATGCACGTGGGAATACGGGAGGATCGGCTAGCACGACGCTAACGACCGCCCAGATTCCGGCTCACAATCACACGATCACGAATTTTTCCGCGAGCGGCACGACTTCTACTGGCGGCGCTCACAGCCACGCCGTCAGTGATGTGCTAAAGAATAACGCGACTGGGGCTGTGTTTACCGCAAGTTTTGGAAGCGTTGTGTCCGTTGGTCAGTTTACTTCTACAGATGGCGCTCACAATCACACCGTCACCACGACTGGTTCGGGAGCGACTGACAATAACACGGGTGGCGGTTCTTCGCACGATAACCGGCAGCCGTATCAGGTCATTAACAAGATTATCCGTATCGCGTAATGACGGCGCTTCCTAATGCGGATGTTCGTGGCGGGGCTGGCGAACTTGATCCTTTTAAGGTTCAAGCTAATTTTGAGGCGCTGGGACAAATTGTTCCCGATAAGGTGCCGCTGGTCACGGCACTTCCTGCCTCTCCGGTTGACGGGCAGGTAGTTCATTATCGCCCTACTGGCTGGGCGTCGAACGATAACGATGGCGTTGTCTGGACTTGCCGATACTCTATTGGTGCCGCAACCGCCCAGAAGTGGCAGGTTTTAGGTGGGAACCCGGCGGTCGTACAGGATGTTACAAATCGCACGACCGTTTGCGCAACGAATATTTTCAGCACCCCTGCGACACATTTAATTGCGGGAGCGCCTACGCTGACGGTACCGGCAACCGGCGTTTACGATGTGACGATTAGCGGTTCCATGACGCAGACTACCCAGACGATTGCGCAAATTAACTGGGTTGGTTTGTGGATTAACGGCACGACTACGAGCGTTGCCAACGTGGAGCAAATGGCGCTTCCGCAGGTTTTCTTTGGGGCTTACTACATGCACACGCAGCTTAATAAAACAGTTCGCGTGGCGTTAACGGCAGGTAATGTGTTGGAGTTTCGCCTACAGGTTTGGCATAACAACACAACATTAACTGTCCAAAATCTCTACGGGCGGATTATGCCTGTGCGTTTAACATAAATTACGAGGATTAGATTATGGCGAGAGTGCCAAAGTGGAAGTCTAAGCAGCTTTGGAAAAATAAGTATAAAAAGCCGTCTGGTGCTTCGTGGGTTAACCCCGGAGATCCTTTTGGCACCTCTTCCACGATGCCCCCGAATGCGGGGGCTGCTGTCGCTGCCGCCGCAAATCCTCCTGCTGCGCCGCCCGCTACGCCCCCCGCCGCTCCGCCTCCCCCCAAAGATTACGGGAATCCTGCCCCAGATCGTTCTTACACGATTAATTCGGGGGCTGCGCTTACGGGTAGGGATAACCAGCTTGCTTCGATTGCTGCCCAGCGTACTGCGCTTAACGAGCAGTATGGGTTTGACCCGAACACTGGTACGTTTGCGGAGAACGTGGATGTTACGAATCCGTATTCGCGTGCGGCTCTTTTGAATAAGTCGTACATGCAGATGCAGAAGGGTTCTGCGCAGGGTTACGCTAATCGCGGGTCTTTGACGAGCGGCGCTTATTTGGCAGCGTTGCAGTCCGACGCTAACAGTTTTAATCAAAGTAAAAAGGGTTTGGAGCAGGATTTTGCTGCTCGTAGAGCAGATTTTCTTGCGCAGGAGAATGCCGCGAACCTTGATTACGAAACAAAAATGGCCGATCTTCAGGATCAGCTTATGCAGCGCCGGATGGCCGAGGATGCTCCTACGTTTGGGGAGCAGGATAACCCGACTGATCCTACTCCGCCGCCTAGCGCTATGCAGGATTTCTTGAAAACTATTCTTGACGCTCAGAAGCCTAAGGCTAAGAAGCCCAAGAAGAAGAAGGGGAAAAGGTAAATGGCGAAGCGTCTTCCGGCCAGCAAGGTTCAAAAATTTTCGCAGGCCCAGCTTAATCGGTATCTCGCTAACCCGCGTTTGCGGGCGCAGTTGCCTACCCGTTTTCTTCCTGCTGAAATGCAGGCTACCCGTAAGAAGAACACTGAGAATAAGGCGAGGGCGGCCCTTGACGCGATGGAGATTGTGCCGGATTCCGGCATGACGCTTGGGAAGCTGAAGAACATGATGGCCTATGAAGAGGGCCTTCAGTATCGGGATACTGATGCGGAAATGGCGCGTCAGCGAACGCAGCTTCAAGCTAATCAGGAGCGCGACACCCAGTGGTTTGGGCGTTATCAGCAGGGTATTCGTGACGCGCAGGCCCGCATTGATGAGCAGAACCGTACTTTTAATACGGCTAATGTGGGGCAGATTGACGCGCAGCGTCAGGCTTCTAATTCGCAGGATCAGGCTCAGGCTGATGCGCTTTCTAAGCGCGCTAGTGATCTTGGGCTTGGTGGCCCTGATGCTGGGGCAGCGTATAAGACGGCTGCCGATCAGGCCGCAAATTCTCGTGAGGCGGTGCTTCGTTCTCAGGCTCTGGCGGCGCAGGAGCGTGCGCGTAGTGCTTCTACGATGATGGGCGCGAATGAGGCTGGTGCTGGCGCGCAGCAGGCCGATGCCCTTGCTCGTTATTTGTCTGCAAATGTGGACCTTAATCGTAAGTCTAATGATCTGAATAGGAATAAGGCTGATTTCCGCCAGAAGATTTTGGATAAGGCGGTTGCGAACGCTCAGAGTCAGGTTATTGAGAAGGCTACGGTTGAGGCGGCTCTTCAGAGAACGCTTTCTGCAAATGCTTTGGCGAAGTCGAAGCTTAGTCAGGATGCGAAGCAGAAGGATCGTATGTATCAGCTTGCGCTTCAGGAGCTTGGAATTAAGCAGCAGGACGCAAATACTCGCGCTTCTAAGGCTGCCAATGGCGGGGGCGGCGGGTCTAGTAAGAGTAAACGTCCGCGCGCTTCAGCGTCCGATATTCAGGATTTCAGCCTTCGGCTGGATACGCTGGTCGGCAAGATTAGGGATAAGAAGAAGCAGGGCTGGTCGCATGGCAAGGTTCGGCAGCGTTATCTCCGCGATGGGGCTTACGAGCCGCTAGCGATTGATATTATTAATGACCTTATTTACCGTGGAAAGGTGAGTGCTACTAATCGCAGGAGACTTCGTGCTCAGGGTTACAAGATGAGCGATTTCCCGCGGTTGAAGTAGATGCCTCGTTATCGGTCGCAGCCTCGCGCTAAGAAGGTTGGCGCGCAGAAAATTCAGACTCCTAAGAGGACTCCGGGGCGCGGCGTTGTCGCTCCGGGGTTTCGTCCTGTCCGCAAGGGCGGGAAGGTTGTCCCGAGCCGGTCTAGGCCGAAGCGTTCCCCTGTTTTCAAGCCTCTGCCGTCCGCGAAGTCTAAGGCTTTGCTGCCGGGCAAGTCGAAGGAGTCTCGCCGTACCGTAATTCGTAGTTCACCTAATCCGCGGAAGCTTTCTCCTTCAGGGCAGGCGTATCGTGTGGGGCGCTATAAGCCGGGCACGATTGAGTACGAAAAGGCGCGGCTGAAGTCGCGTTCGCTTGGTGGTGAGGTTTACCGGGCGCTTCAGAAGGAAGAGAAGCGGCAGGAGCGGCTTATCCGTTCGGTGACGGGTAAGAAGGTTAATGTTGAGCTTCAGAATACTAAGGCTGGTATTCGTCGGGGTGTTTCGGAGAAGCGGAGTAAGGCTGCGCTGGGCGCGGAGCCAGCGGCTAGGGACAAGACGAAGCCGCAGCTTTTGGCCCCCGGGTTTGATCGTAAGACCGGGAAGAAGAGCGGGAATCAGATTAAGGTGCCGGGTGCCGCTACGCCTACTCTTTCGACTCTTAATCGTAAATCTAGCGATCCTCAGATTCGCGCTGCGCAGAAGCGTTTGGATGAGGTTACTCGCCCGGTTACGCAGGCGAAGGTCAAGCAGGCCAATAATCTTCTTAATCCGCAAATTCTTCCGACTCGCAAGGGCTACAAGCCGAAGCCTACGATTGAAGAGCGCGCTAAAGCCGCTGAGAAAAAGCCGCTGAAGACTCCGAAGGTTCTTCGTCCTTCTGCTTCGCTTCCGAAGCCGCGGGGGCGGAAGCCGTATGCGTATAAGCAGCAGGCTCGCCAGATGAAGTATGCGGCCAAGCAGGAGCAGAAGAAGGCCGCTAAGGATGTGAAAATTCTGCGGAGCCGGAAGGTTTCGTTGGAGCGTCGTGCTCGTGCTGCGGACAGGCTGACCCGGCAGGGGGTGCTTTCTGGTGAGACTCGCACTCAGTATGAGGCGCGGCTTAGGCGTGAGCGTGCGCTTGCGAAGAAGCGCGCGGACCGTAAGCCTCTAATTGATGTAAAGCTGGACAGTAAAGATATCCTTAATGCAGGCAAGGCGGTGGGGGGCCTGCTTACCAAAAATGTGCGGGATGCTAGTGATCCTGCTAAAATTGGTGATTTTGGTGCGCCCGGTAAGCTTCCGAAGGGTGTTGCGAAGGGCTTTAGTAATACCGGGAAAGCGCTGGCTGGTGCTGGGAAGGTGGCCGCTGGCGCTGGCAAGTTTCTTTATGAAGCTAAGAAGGAGCAGCTTGGGGCTTCGCCTAAGAGCCGCATAGAGATTGGGAGCAGTGGTGTGCGCACTAGCGGCCCGAGCGCGGACAAGCTGGACCGGGGCGTGTCGCTGGTTTACAAGGTTCCGGCGTATTCGGCTGAGGCGGTTGCGAATAATCCGGGTGAACAGATTCCGCGTCTTGTGAAGGATTACGCGGAAATGATTAAGAGCGTGCCTGCTGGTATTTACATGGCCGCCGATCAGGGTCCGGAAACGGTTTGGGAGCAGATCAAGAAGGATTACTCGCGTCGTTATGGCGCGCTCATGCAGGGTAAGGACAAGGAGTTCCGTAAGCGTCTGGAGAGGGAGGGCGTTGCTGCGGAGGTGCTGGATTCGTTCGCTGTGCTTACTGTGGCCGGTAAGGGCGTTGGTGCTGGTCTTCAGGCTGCGGCGACTAGCGGCAGGGTTGCTAGGGCGGCGGCAGCAGCTAATGAAATTTCTCGCGCTGGTGGGACTCCTGCTCGTGCTGGGCGCACGGCGCAGCTTGTGTCTGGTGTGGCGCGGCGTACGACCGTAGGCGGAAGGGACGCTGGTGGCGAACGTTTCATTAATAAGGGCGGCAAGCAGGTTCGTCTTCGCCCAACCAACAATATTTTCAGTAACACCGCGAAGTTTGGCGTTGATTATGCTCGTGGTCGTTTGAAGATTAAGTCGCAGCGCGCGCGAAAAGAAGCCTACGATAAGGCGAAGGCGGAGGCGATGGAGCAGGGCCGCCGCGATGGTCGCACGGGAGAGGATCTACGCAGGTACGCTGAGAGTGAAGCGATTAAGCGCACCCCGGATGCCCCTGTTCGGATTCGCATGGCGGAAGAACGTGGCGCGCAGCTTGGCGACACGATGGATATTAACGCTCCTGTTCGTGGAGTACGCCCGGAGGATATTAAGCCGCGTGAGGGCACGGTGCGCGTGAAAATCTCCCCCGCTGCCGCTAATCGAATTTCCAGAGAATTTAACACGACGCATCGGGCGTGGGAAGAGCTTGGCGTTCGGCGTCCCGCTGCTGCTGGCGACGGCCTTAACACCGAAATAGTGAATGTTTATCGCGCTTCTGGGGATCCGCGCGCTGAAGCGGTGGCTCAGATGCTGGACACCATTGAAGTAGAAATGGCTCGCTCTGGGATGGCACCTTTGGGTCGCAGGCCATTTACCGAAAAAACCATTCGCTCTGGCGGTCGCAAGGCGCAGCAAGTAGCCGCTGGGCGTAAGTCTATTGAAGTAGAGCTTCCTGTCCGGCAGGCAGAAATTATGCAAGAGTTTCTGCGGGGCCGTAGAGGCTTTTACCAGCAGGAACAGTTTCAAGCGGCTGGGCAAACTCCTTTTGCAGATACTGCAAAGTTTCTTACCCGCCTCAAACAAGCTGATTTGCTGGACCGATCCGACCAGCTTCTCCCAATTTATGAGAAGCAAGTTGAAGAGGTTTTGGATCAGGCTATCAAGCTTGGCCGTAAAAGTAAGGATCCTGAAGCGCGCGCGGCAGCGAAGAAGCTGGCGCGTGAGCGTAACATTATTGAAACCAGCAACGAAGATTTGAGTCTCATTGACGATCTTCGGGTTGGCGTCAATGAGCTTTATTTGCTGGAGCGTGCCGCTAGGAGGCAGCGCGCGCTTTATCCGAAGAAGGGCGCAATTTCGGACGCGAAACTTGTTTTCGACACGCTGCTAGACCCTGACAGTTTAAGTAGTGGCAGCGCGCTTAATACAAAGCGTAAGGATGCTCGTCGTAATCAGGTGACGCTTGACGCGCTTCGGGGGATTGACGCTGATCTTGATGAGCAGCTTCGGGTGCAGGGGCAGCGTAAGGCCGCGCAGGATGCGTTGCCCGAAGGTCAGCGTGAGTTGGCGGATGCTCTGACGGATCAGCAGGTGGCGGATGTTGGTCGGCGTACTGCGCTTGGGGATCAGATTGGTCCGGGCGCTCGTTTTAATCCGGAGGAACCGTCCCCACGCAGCAATAACACTCGTGGATTTTCGGACGATTTTAACGCAATTGTTGGGAGCACGGGCGGGGAGTTTGGGCCGAAGCGACTTAGTAGGCAGGCATTTAAGGATTATCAAGATGATTGGCCGTTTTACGGTGCGGTGAACCTTCACGCTCGCCAATTGCGCGATATTGACCCCGAATTTATTGTGCAGTTTGATCGCCGGTACCTGAGTGGCCTGCTGACTGGGCGCGAGATCGCGCAGCAGTGGGCAAGGCTCGCTGGGCTGTTCAATCTTAAGAAATTCCGCGGGACAGAATCGTTCGTTGTCGGTGACGATGTTCCCCTGTCTAAGCCGGGGGAGTCTATTTTTGTCAAGCGTACTCTGCCTGCGAATGCTCAGTTTATTGATCCCGCTACCGGGGAAAAGGTACTACTTAGCGAGATAGACGCGAGTACGTTTGCGAGGAAGACGGGTTCTGTGCGCCTGCAAGACGAAGGATTTATCAGCGCTTCTCTTGGGGAGGGCAGGGCGGGTGCTGAGTTTAACGGATTTATTAAGGGTCGGGTCACGAAGGAGCAGGGGACCGCGATCATTATTGAGGTGCCTTCCGATACGAAGCTATTGCTGACTAGGGCTGCGCAGAAAGTTAGCGTTGACGAGGGTAACGGCGATACGATGCGCGGCAGCCCAACGGATCAGCGTGCTTTTCGCGGAGAGGCGACCGCTGAGAACGAGGTTGTGCTTGCCCCGGATAGCGTTTTGGAGCTTCGGGGATTCCAGAGCGTTGACAGTCTCGTAGATGAATTTAATGGTGATCGTCGTTTCCGAGAACTGCGTCCAGATGAAGAGATAGAATTCCGGCGCTTTTACGATGAAGCTATAGAAAATCACAATCGGCAGGTTCGCAACGCTTACGCTGAGGGCAAGCTGACCCGTACTCAGCGCGATAACGCTACATGGGATGGCGTTCCGGTTTTCCGAGTTACTTCACCAAAAACGGTGCGGCCAAAGATTAGGGCTGAGGGGCTTCCGGGTCGGTTTACGGAAGCTCAGGGTCGGGCGCAGACACGCGCGGTCAGGGCAGAGGCTCGTCTTGACGCTGAGGCAGACGCGCTTGAAGCTAACCCGCCTAAGCTGATGAGCGCTGGTAGGCGCGGCTTGCAGGAGCAGGTCGTCCCGATGCTGTTCAGCAATCGCTGGTTTGGGTTCGATGGTCAGGTGCGCAGAAATATCGCGCGAGCTAGTGGCGCTGCGTTTATGGCGATGCGTATTGAGCAGGGTGAAATTGAGAGAAAGTTCCGCAGGGAACTGGCGGAGCTTTCTGAGACTGAGCGCGAAGCATTTTTCTACTCGCTGCGTTTTGGTATCCGAACCCCGGAGCAGGCCCGCACGTTGCTGCCGGAGTGGCGCACTCGCATCCTGAATATGCGCGAGGAAATGGTGCAGGGCAAGAGTGAATTTGGCGATATTAGCGGCGATATGTGGCATGTGTTCGATGAAATCCCGAACATTGAGCGCCTGCTGCGGGATGCTGATAATGCGTTTACTCCCCGGCTAGCAGAATTTTCGGAGCGCATGCGCGGGCTTGCGCGCGAGAAGGGTTTGATGGACCCGACCCTTAATGGGGATCGCTTGAAGATGCGCATGGCAGAGATTGGCGCGCAAGGCCGGATGGTTGGCGTGCATCTTGAAGATTTCGCTGAGGATCCGCTGAAGCCTACTCGCGGGGAAAAGGAAGCGTACATTAAGGCGGTTGAAGAGAAGCGTGGTGAGCTTGGGCTGGCGCAGGCAGGATTTTTCCGTGGTGAGCGTCGTCCTCGTCGCCCGAATGCTGATCGTGCGGTTGGTGGCACGCAGGCGGTACTTCCCGATAAGCAGCTTAAATTCCGGCTGATTGATTACGGTGCTTCGGACACGGATCCGGAGGTGTTCCTTCGTGGCGTGATGGGGAACATTAAGCGTCGTTACAATTACAATAAGGTTGCGGATGTTGCGGATATGGTTGGTTCGCGGACTTACCGAAACATGACCGCCACCCAGATTCTTGACGCGATTGAAGCTGGGGACGTTAACCCGAACGATTCTGTTATTTGGAATCCGCGGGTTTACAACCGCAGGCTAGAGGAAATGGATCAGGTGATTGCGGAGGCGGAGCGCAAGGCTGTGCAGGACGCGCTCATTGAAGAGCGTGGGATTACCGCTAATCCGTTTACGCGCAATATTGATCCGAAGACTACGGCCGGTAAGCGGAAGCTTACGCGCGAAGCGAATATGCTTGCGGACGACGCGGTTAGTGATTTGGATACGCCGGACGGGCAGGCTCGTGTCCACACGGCACTTACGGATTCTGCGTGGACGCCTGATGATCTTGCTAGGTACGAGGCGGAGCGCGCGCTTGGCCCGGGTCGTAATACCCCGGCGGCTGATTATGAGCGCTCCGGGTTCATGGTGATCCCGAAGGCAGCTTACGAAGAAATCTTCGCGGCTACGAAGCCTAGCGGCGCGAAGATGCGTACGCTTGCAATCGCGCAGGGCAAGGTGTCGCGTATCCTGCTGGCGAACCCGGTTTGGCTCCAGTTCCAGTTTGCTTCTAATGCCCTGCTTACCGCTTTGGTGTCGGGTACCGGGCCTGTGTCAATTATTAAGGCGCAGATTTGGTGGAACAAACTGCCTGAAGAAGTCAAGCAAGCGGTCTCCCCGTACGTCGGTATCCATCGCTGGTACGACCCGCAGAATAAGCTTGGCGCTGCGCAGTATTCCGGCATGTTTGCCAAGCCGCTGAATGATCTCAGCAACGGCTATCGCGGCTTGAAGACCACGGAATTTTGGCGGAAGGGAGCGAACGCTAATCCGCTGACGCTGATCCTGAAGGGCGATAACGCGCAAAATAACTGGTTCCGTCGCGCGGTTCTCTATAACTCCGTGAAGCGTGAAACGTACCGCCAGATGGGCGAAGATATGGGGCAGGCCATGCGCATCCAGACGCAGATAATGGACAGCCTGACCGGGCTTGGGCCTGAAGAAGCGATGCGTAAGCTCCTGTCGCAGCAGGATAAAATCGAAGAGCACGCCCAGTACGTAGATTCGATTCTGGGAAATTGGAATACGTACACTAACTGGGAACGCCGAGTTCTAGGTAGGTTTGTGATGTTCTACGGCTTCCTGCGTTTCTCCACGAAGCTGACGTTCTACACGATGCCCGTGCAGCATCCGATTACTTCAGCCATTATGCTGAAGCTGGGCGAAATGCAGCGTGACGAGCTTCGTCGGATTTTCGGTGCCGATATCCCGTACTGGGAGATTGGAAATTACTACAAGGCTGGTGGGGATAATACTCGCATTGAGGTTGCGCGTATCAATCCTTTCTTTAACCTTTACAGCGCTTTTCTTGGCACGAGCCGTGAGCAGCTTACGAACGCTGAAGATCCTACTTCATTTGCGGCTCTTGGCCCGACAAATGAGAAAATCGTGTATGACCTTAATCCTGAGTTTCAGGGCCTAGACCCGCGTAGCATGTTCACGTTTGTCCCGCCGTATCTCACGATACTTGCGGATCAAATCACTAAAAGCAGTAACGCGCTTGGCGGGAAGCCGTGGACTTCTGATGGTAGCCCAGCGTGGGATAAGCCCACTGATTCCAAGATCGGTGCCGCTGACCGTCTGCAAATTTTAATTAACCAGATGTTCCGTTTGTCTCCGTATTACCGGGCGCTGGAAAAGACCGGCCTTCCGGGTAAAGAGCCAAACACGCCGTTTGGTCCCTTGCGCGGCAAGCAGACAAGCGATTCTAGTTTCTTTGCGCCCAACCCGGTGAAATATAGTCAGCGTGACGTTCGTAGCCGCCGGAAGGCACGCAAGAATCAGAAAATCATCCGCGAGCAGCAGAAGTCGGCCAAGCAGGACGTTGGCGAATTGCTGGGGCCTGTGTGGATTGGTACCCCGGGCAAGCCGCGCATCGAATCGGCGCAGGACTTTGAGAAGGAGCGCCCCGGCCAGAAGAAAAAGAAGAAGGCTCGCCGGAAGAAGGGCCTTTTGACTACTGAATCTCTGAAGAAGTGAGGAACATGCGGGCGAAACGTAAGCAACCTGTGAAAGTGGTGTCGAAGAATTCTAAGAAGAAGCGCGGCATGCATAAGCGTACTCTTGCTGACGAGCTTAACGCTTTTACCGGGCGTCGGGGTAACTAAAATGGCATATTCATTCACCAATAACCAGAAGAAGTTCATTAAGAGTTTGTCGGCCCGTACTGGGCTGAATCAGCGCGTGGTTGCTGCGTGGGTGTTTTCAGAAATGAACGGGGGCGCTGCTCGCGGCTACGAGAAGCGCGGGTACAATAACTGGCTGAATATCGGCCATACCGATAGCGGTAATTTGAGCCTGACTGGGGATAAGACTTGGCGTTCTCCGGAGAGTGCTGCCGCTGCTACTGCTGATTTCTTGCGCGGGAAGCGGTACGGCCCGAGCGCTGGCATTAAGAAAATTATTCGGTACGCTGGGCAAAGCCCGGAGAAGCAGATGAGCGCGATTGCCAACAGTGGCTGGGCTACGAGTAGCTACGAAAAAGGCAATACTTTGCGTTCTATTTATGGTGGGCTAGGCGGCAGTTTTTCCGGTCAGCCTTCGCGCGCCCCGAAGTCGGATGCGACGACCGGGGGCGTCAAAGCCCCTGCTTCGATGGCGGATAACACGGAGGCTATGACCGCTATTTTGAATTACGCGAAGATGAAGCGGCAGGGCCGCGCGTCTGTCGCGGATCTTGCTAGTGCTTTGGCGAGTTCGACGCCAGCAGTGGATACGACCCCAGCCGCAGACCCTGCCCCGAAGCAAACAAGTGTTCGCACGCCTGACGCGGGCGGGGGTAAGGGCAGCGGCATTAAGGAATTGTTTTACGATCCGCAGGGGGCGTGGAAGGGCACTACGCGAATTCCCGCTATTGGCGGCCACAGCAATCACGTGCACGTGGCGGCTGGGCAGAAGACTGTTGTGCGGCTGGGCAAGGTTGCTCAGAGGATGGGGCTGCGCGTTGGTGAAAATCCCGCGTTCGACAAAGTGGATCCGGTGCATACGCCGACCTCTTGGCATTACAAAAATCGGGCTATTGATGTTTCTGGTAGCCCTCAAAAGATGGCCGCGTTTACGAGGTATGTGCGTCGGCTTTATGGCTTGAAGTAAGAAAGGAAATTATGTTTAAGAAGGGTGCCGATATGACCGGCAAGACCGACACGCCGATGTACGAAATCAAAGGCAAGGCGTTTAAGGAATTTGCGAAGCGTCGGAAGATGAACGAAAAGAAGTTCCCGGGCGGCAAGAAGCGTGGGCCGCTCGCCACGATTAATCCTCCGAAGCGGGGTGGCAAGAAGCCGGTCCGTATGCCGCGCTACGACCAGATGCCGAACGATTATCGTCCGCGTCCGAAGAAGCCGCGTCCGTAATGCCCGGCCCTACCGTCCGTCGCTATTCGGACAAAGCCGTACGCGAGTTTGCGCGCACGGTCTGGAAGAAGAGCGGTAAGAAGGGATCTTCCCGCCCTCTCTATAGGGCGCTGAAGAGATCCGGCGAGCCGAAGCTGAAAGCTCGCGGCGGGCGCTAGCCCGTCCGGATAGCGCGGTACTTTACCGCAAATGGGGGAGGCAACCCGGATGGCGCTTGACAAGCATGCTAGGCTCGTGGCCTGCCCCGAAGAGGGGAGGGGCCGAAAGGCCCTGACCAGCCCGCCCGGCGGGACGCGGGGGCTATGTTGAAAGTCTCCGAAGCGGCGTACCTTGAAGCGTTCGCGGAAGTGGACGCTGGCAAGAGCATCCGTCAGGCGGCTGCGAAGCTGGGCGTGAACGAGTCCACGCTTCGTAGGCGCTATAACGGGCGTGGCCCCGGTGCTCCGGATACCTTGCGGTCGGCGGTGAGCGACCCGGAGGAAATCCCGGTTGTTATCCGCGAGTACCCGGACCAGCCTCATCATTATGTTTATCCGCTTGGTGATCTTCATAAGGGATCGGCCAAGCATCAGGGTCGCCGTTGGCGGCAGTGGGTGGATTATCTGGTTTCGGAGCCGGATCGTTCGCTGCTGAATACTGGCGATAATTTTAATTCTGCCATTATTGGTTCAAAGAGCGATGTTTACGATGAGGTGATGCGCGTTGGCGAAGCCAAGCGTGAGCTTCGGGAAGAGCTTCGTCCTTTGGCGGAGCAGGGCCGGGTTGACTTAATGATGCCGGGTAATCACGAGGACCGGATTACTCGTGCGGTTGGTGATTGCCCTGTCTGGGATGTGGCGGAATTTCTGGGGATTCCTTACGTTCGTGCTTCGGCGCTGCTGGTGTACCGCATTGGCGATCAGGAGTACGAGCTTTACGTTCGCCACGGGACCGGGAACGGTCAGTCTTTGGCGACGTTGCAGAAGTCGGCGTTTACGATTTCTGCGGATGTGTACGTCACCGGCCATACGCATAGGCAGGCGGTGACGGCGGATGATTATTTCTATCGGGATGGGGGCGTCTGTAGCCGCCGCCATCGGTATTTTGTAAATAGCGGATCGTTCATTGGGCTGGAGAACTACGCTGCGCAGCGGGGCTACGCCCCGACTCGGATTGGTGCTCCACGTATTTTTTTGGATGGTCGGCGGCATGATGTTCATGTAAGCCTGTAAGGAGGGGCGAAATGGAGCGGGATAAGGAAATGGAGTGGGGGCTGGTGGAGGCCGCCGCTAAGACGGTTCGGGTGAAGGTCACGGATAACGGGCATGATCGTTTGACGGCCCCGCCTACGCAGGAGCTAAACGAGTTTGCGGATCATCGCGCCGGTATGGACCCTATCCGCACGGAGGTGCTGGATAACGGGATTACTGAGGCCCGCGAGGAAGCCGCTGATTTTCGGAACTACATTGTTTGGCGAATTCTGTATCGCAACGACTCGCCAGAGAATACGGAGCGCTTGGGTAACGCGCTCGGCCACGTGATCGCAGCGTATCATTTGCTGTCGGTCGTAGAGGAATCGAAAGATTCTCATTAAAACTTCTCCCCGCGCCCTCGCAGCGCCCACTGCGGGTTCGCTTATGCCGATGTTCCGCGCCGTATCTCCCCGCCTCCGTACGGGGTGGATGAGCGCGGGGGGAAGACCCTTGTTCATGTTTGAATCAATGATTGTCAAAATGGCTGTTGGCTGGTTGTGCATCGTGCCAGCGATTATTTTTGGCGCAAACCTACAAACCGCAGCAGAAAAAGTCGTCCTCTTTGGGGGCGCGATTACGGCTGCCGCCGTGGTGTGGGGCAAGGTGGTGCGGCCTTTGATGAAAAGTGTCCAGAACCTTAACGACGCTTACAATTATGCGTCAATTGCAGAACAGGAAATTCGGGAGATCAAAAAGGATCTCCATGAGATTAAGGAGAAGCTAAATGGCGCGTAGGCTTCGTCGCCCCTATGAGCGGGTGAAGATGAATGTGTTTAACCAGAGCGCTAGGAATATCCCTCGCCCGGTGCTAATAGTCCTTCACTCTACTGAGGGGCATAACCGCAAGGGCATTCAGGATCTAGTGAATCTTGGCGAGTATTTCAATAACCCTTCGGTGGAGGCTTCTAGCCATGTGGGAGTGGACGCGGAGGGGTATTCCGCGCAGTACGTGAAGGATTCGCGGAAGGCGTGGACCTGCGCTGGTTTTAACTCAGCTTCACTGAATATTGAAATGATTGGTTTCTCTTCGCAGAAATGGTGGCCCTCTAGGCAGGAGAAAAAAGTTGCTAAGTATCTCGCTTACTGGTCCAAGAAGTATGGTATCCCGCTTCGCTCAGGGCGCGTGGACGGAAGCACAGGAAGGATTTTTGCTTCTGGCGTTGTCCGTCATTCTGACTTGGGTGCTTTTGGCGGTAATCATGGCGACCCCGGCGCTGGTTTTAACATGGGTCGCGTGATTCGGTACGCGAAGTGGTACAAGGTGCGGGGCTTCTGATGGCCCGCATGAAGCGCTACAAATTCGGGCAGGCGTCAGTTAATCGTACGTGGTACTGGCTTCTGCACGGCGCTCGTAGGCGCGGATGGCAGGGTTACGTAAATGGTCCGCGTGGCGGCTTGCGTACTTATCTCCAGCAGGCGCAGCTTTACGCTCTTTATCGCGCTGGTCGCGGTGCCCCGGCGTTCCCGCCTAACGGTCCCTCGCGCCACCTAATCAGGAACGTGAAGAAGAAGGGCCAGTGGAGTATGGCTGTGGATGTGACCGGCGCGGAGCAGCTTATTCGCATAGCGGAAAATATGGGTGTGCGTTTGCATCGCCCGTATCCTCACGAGCCGTGGCACGTTGAGGCCGTGAGGCAGTTCCGCTGCCCTAAGAATTACCGGCCTTGACCGGGTTTTCTGTTTCTAATGCGCAGCGATCTAAAGTCCGCGGACAACCTTGCGCGTTTTGTGGGTTCGACGGCGGCGTTGATCCTGCTCACCTGTGGCCGCGAAGCATGGGAGGATGCGCGCATCCGCTCTGTGTCGTCCCTCTTTGTAGGCCCTGCCATCGTATGTACGACGAAGGCCGACTCAGCCTACTCCGAACTGTCCAAATGTATTTCCCAGATGAATACGGACACGCTATTGACCACGCTGGGACGAGCGCTCGCGCGGATCGCCGGATAAGTAATGAGCCGTCGAAACCGCCGCCGCGTAGAATTCGAAATTCCGGGGAGGCCAGCGCCGAAGGGGAGTAGAGCCGTGGGCTTCCGTAAGGACGGGAGCGTTTACACCCGGGAGCAGAATAAGCGTGTTGGCCCGTGGATGAGGGCGGCGGAGGAAGCGTTGTCCGGCGGGCTGGAACTCCAGCCGCCGTACCGGGTGCACATCGCCTTTGTGTTTGAACGCCCGAAGAACCCTAAGTATGACTTTCCGCCACAGGCGGATTTGGATAAATTGTGCAGGGCCTTACTGGACGCTGCGCAGAAAAGCAATCCGCCCGTGATTGCTGACGATAAGTTCGTGCTCCATTTGGAGGCGGAGAAATTTTATGGACCGAAAGAACTCACTCGCGGGTGGGTGGAGGAAATATGACCATTAAGCAGATTGAAAGCATTAAGGCTTTTGTAGCCGTTGTCCTTAGCGCTCTCGTGGCGTCGAAGGCTCTTACACCGGATCTCTCAAACACCGTGACGGGAATTCTCGCTGCGGCTCTGGCTGTGTACGCTAGCTTCCGGGTAATCCCCCCGCAGAAGATCCAGTATGAGGAAGAGCCTGTGGAAGAATTTGAAGAGGCCGTAGTTGATCCGGAGTGGAGCGATGGGTCGGCTTAGGGATCCGAAGGGCGGCCTTACGGCTGCCGGTCGCCGTCACTTCAAAGCGAAGGAGGGCGCGAACCTGAAGCCGGGCGTGAAGAATTACTCGTCGGCTTCGCCTGCGGACAAGAAGCGCTGGATCTCGTGGGCTTCTCGTTTTTACGGCCAGAAGAATTTGCCACCGATGAAGGATGAGAAGGGTCGCCCGACGAGGGCGGCGCTGACCGCTAGGGCGTGGGGTATGCGGGTGCCGGGTAACGAGCAGCAGGCGCGAGCGATCTATCGGCTCGCCCAGCGTCGAAGCCGGGAGTTGAAGGGCAAGTAGCCGTTCCGGCTGTTCATTTTGCTATCCTGTAGAGCAGGTTGCCAGTTGGCGTTAGCTGGCTCCTTTCGTCACAGAGGCCGTCCCGGGTTTGGTGTCTCCCCCGGGGCGGCCTCGCTGTGTTTGAGGGGCCAAACCGGGTTCCGTCAGAGGCTGTGCTATCATGTATAGGCGTAAGTGGAAACCCGCCGAAACAGGAGGCAGAAATGGCGGTAGTAATGGTTCGCCCTCGCCGTAAGAAGGGCAAGAAGGTCACAACCACGGGCACGGGGCAGTTTTCCCTTCGTCCGCGGCTCGCAAGGCTCATCCCGCATAACGCGCTCTTCGAGCCGGAAATCACCGAAGACGGTGTTCTGTATCGCTTCGTGGGCCTGAAGGGGCAGGCGAAGAGGACGCAGGAGCCTGCGCCGGATGCGGAATGGCTGCACACGGACGGTGCGAAGGCACCCG